GAAGGAATTATTATAGCAGAAATGCAAACATTAACATCATTACTTGGTGGTAAAATGGAAAGACTTGATGTGACTACAAGTGATGGTCGCAGTTATAAAAAAATTATTATTGAATATGGCGTGGATGAAAACCTATGATATATAATCAAGATGCTAATGATCAAATGAAGAATCCTCTTAGTCCAGTTAAGATGGTAAGAGAAAGTTATTCTAGGTATTTGCAAAAGAATTTTACTGAAGTACAAGTACAGTTTGCAGATGAAGAACCAGCGTGGATTCCTTACGAAACTTTACTTGCTATGCAGAAGAATAAATAGTACACCAGCATAGATTAAAATGGTATATGTCAAATTTATCAGACAAAAAAGCAGCAAAGAAGATCATTAAACAAGCAAAGAAACATCCTGATTGGTACACTGAACAAGATGTATATTATGCTAAGATGATGAAGAAAAAAATAAAAGCAGAAGAAAAACTTAACAAACTTGAAAATTAACTATGGCACTCTCTGAACAAACTATTGATCATCTACTAGATGTAGAATCACATTTAAGAACAGCAATTAAAGGTGCTGCCGTGAATGAAAAACCTTTAGTGGTATCTCAACTATCTAAAATATTGATGGATGTAGAATATCTCAGGGAGTTTGAGAAGTTACAGGATATAGTTGATAACCATATTAATAGTAAAGAATAATTACTATAGTCTAAAGAGATAATTAAGTTTATAGATATAATACATATCTTATGTTAGAATATTAACACATTCCACCAGAAACTATGATTAACTTAGACGAACGATACCATTCTTACTTAGATGGAAGCAAAAAGATGAGAATAGATGGTACGGAAGAACGAGTTAAGGCATATGGTTGGCACTGCGACGGCAATGATATTAAAGGACACTATGTAACAACAGAGAATTTTCAGTTGTTCTATGATATGGAAGGATTGTTCACTAAGATGGTGGCACTAAAAGAAGTGGCACAGAGTATTGCGTGAATGAATATCTTATGATAAGATATGGTTATAGATAAAAATTAAATGAAAATTTTACTTGCTTCGTTGATAGCATTGACTCCTGTTTCTACACTTGCTGGTGAATATCAAGAGGGATATTCTACAAGTAGAAATTGTTTTAAGACAGAATATAGGGAAGAATATGTACCAGGAAATGCAGAAAATCCTGGATATGTGCAATCTTTTAATGAAACTTATGAAGTTCCTTGTGAAAACAATGCAAACTCTCTAAGAAGAGGTGGATATACACGTAAGACTACAATCCAATATGATAACAATGATTGTAGTGATGGTAAGTTTGCAGGTGCATTACTAGGTGGTGGTGCTGGTGCAGCAATGTCACAAGGAGATGGTCGTTGGTGGGCAATTCCATTGGGTGCAGTTCTTGGCAGTCGTATTGGATGTGAAATTGATGGAGGTTAAAAGGGGGGGGGGTCGCATAAAGTGTTTTTATTATGAAATCAATTTATTATGTACTATTCTGTTGAAATTATTGAAGAATTTATTCGCAATCAAATTGCAAAACCAAGTGCTGATACCACTATTCTTCGTAGTTGGTATAAGTATGCTAGAGAGTGTTCAGAGTGGAGTTATCTAACTTATGGACACGCCCCTGCTTTTTGTAGACTTGCAAAAATAGCAGGTAAAAATATCAATGAAGAATTTGGATTTGATGTCATTAAGATGCACTTTTATGGTGTATGGAAGAACAATGAAATTAATAATCCTGAATCTATAGTTTGGGAAAAAGATCATAGTGTTGACATATAATTAAAAATATTATATAATAAATAATATTGGTCTAAAACAGACGTTGACCGAGGTGTAAATCCTGCCCATAAACACAAGTCTTATAAAAAACACACTCCACGGGAGATTACAAATGAAAAACTATACGGATGACCCTCAGTTGAGGTCATTAAGGGATGTTATTAGTGACCCTAAAAATAAACTAAACAAGATTAAATTTGCTAAGGGTGCTTTATATAAAGACTCAATACATATACACCCAACAAACGATAGCATAGACAAGAAGATATATTTTGCTTTTGTTAGAGCATCTAAATTATTAGTTAGTTCCTCTTATCAGAGATATATTTGCATATCTACAATTAAAAAAGCAAAGCAATTTAACTATTTGTTATGTCAAACATTAGTTATTGCTTTACGTCCTGATGGAAGTTATGTGATCATTGATGGTCAACATAAAGCAATCATGGCAATACTTTCAGGTGAAGAATTAGACCTTCCTTGTCAAATTTTTAAGCATGATGTTAATTCTACATTAGCACAGTGTATAAAAATAGAGGCACAGTTATTTGAAGATTTAAACACCTCTCGTAAAAATACAAGTAAACTTGATAAAGTTCGTGCGGGTCTCTCATACGGTGATGATAAATCTAGGGAGTTTCAAGATAACTTTATCAGTATTGGAGTACAGGCAGAGGGTATTGGTTATGATGAAGGAATTGAAGTTAATGGATGGGCAAAAGCGGAGGAATCTATTACTAGATGGAAGATACCTAATACCAGAAGAGCAGTTGATTTCTTAAGACCAATTTATGAAACTAAATGGCATTTAGAATATGTTGATGGTTCTATGGTTGGTGGACTTGCTGGTACATTCTCTTTAGTTGAAGCATGTGGTAGTGGTGATAAGGCAAAAGGATTGAAAACTTATCTTAAGGATTACTTCTCAAATGTGTCTAGGTCTAAGTGGACTGAGAATACTAGAGGTCAATCTGATGTACTTATTGCAAGAAAGATTGTTAATAAGTATAATGATCTTTGTGACCAAGGTATCATTGAAGGTGCTACAATAGGTGAAGACTTGTTAACAAATAACAAACTAAAAGACCCTGCTACACTATGACATCCACTGCTCTTAAAGCACTAACAGCAACTACTGGTAATCGTACTGATAAATGGAATACATCCCCCGAATTTGTGGGGGATGTTGTTAAGTTCTTTGGTACGATTGATCTTGACCCTTGTTCAAATAGTGAGGGTGAACCAAATGTTCCAGCACTTAATTATTATACTGAGAAAACTAATGGTTTAGCACATAATTGGCATGGTAAAGTGTTTATGAATCATCCTTACAGTAATAGTAAGGAGTGGGTTCCTTATGCTGCTTTACAATATGAATCAGGAAATGCTGAAGAGTTAGTATTATTAATTAAATTAGATGTATCTACTAAATGGTGGCAAGCAGTCAGTAAATATCCTTGGGTTGCTATTAATAAAAGAATGAAGTTTGGTGAGGCAAAAGGTGCATCTCCATTTCAATCTGCAATAGTATATCTTGGTAAGAATTTAGATAGGTTCAATGAAGTATTTGGTAAGTATGGAACTTTATATGTACCCTATAGGGGGTCGTCTAAAGTGTTACAATAATATACAGAAACATTTGAAATGACTGACGGTAGCAGCACAATAAAACTAAATGATGTGCTTAAATATATCAAAAATGCTAGTTATGATGATATGGTTAAGATATTATTGGAAGTATTATCATGGTTTAAACTAAGAAACTTGGGTAATCCTTTCAATTATAATAGGGCATTTGAGTTTATCGTTGCAATTAATTTGGGTTATGTACTATTACCTGTTGGTGGTGGTTCTGATGCAGTTAATCCTAATGATCCTAATGATACTATTGAATTAAAAGGAACAGAATATAAAGGATTAAATAAAAAAGGTAAAGAGAAATCTCATAGTTTTAGTTATAATGGAACAAGTAGAAAACCTACTTTAAAAGAACAGGAAGAACATTGTAAGAAAAAGATTATGAGAGATAAGTATCATTATTGGACTATGACTGATTATGAGAATGGTGAATTGGTAAAAACTCTTAAAATTAAAAATAGTGATGTGTGGACATTAATTTGGACAAAATGGGAAAAATCATGGTATAATGTGAAAGATGATGATCCTCGTATTGGTGGTAGTATTTCTACTAATTTATTGAAAAAGATGAATATTCCTTATGAGGTAATTACACATTAATGAATAATTTAGATAGTGGTAAATTAATGTATTCAAGTGGTAACAATGATGAATGTTACACACCACATTATGCTGTAAAACCTATTCTAAAATATATTCCAAAGGATGCTATTGTATGGTGTCCTTTTGATACTGAAGAGAGTGAGTTTGTTCAACAAATATCTAATACTAATAAAGTAGAGTATTCTCATATATCAACTGGTCAAGACTTTTTTAATTATGAACCTGATGATTGGGATATAATGTTATCTAATCCACCATTTACTAATAAGAGAAAGTATTTTGAAAGAGCATTATCATTTAATAAACCATTTGCACTCATTATGACTAACACTTGGTTGAATGATTCTGCACCTAAACAGTTATTTAAAGACAAGGACTTACAGTTGTTAATGTTTGATAAAAGAATGAAATTTAACAGTCCTGATGGTAGATCTAATGATAAGATTACATTTAGCAGTAGTTATTATTGTTGGAACTTCTTACCTAAACAAATAATTATGGAGGAATTATGTATGAGTGAATCTAAAGCATCTCTTCCAATATAAAGGGGGGGTCGCCTAAAGTGTTATGATAGTGTGAGGGATACGTGGTTCTACTGCCCCGATTAAGTTTGGGGGTTCAGGTGCAAGCGATTCCCAGTAGGTAAATTTGGGCATAGTAGGTGAAACCTCTGTTGATGCCCCACTCCCTCACTGCGGTAACTCTCTTTGGTAGTTTCAGGGTTAGCGGCGATAGGAAACTACCACAATATTTCGAGGAGATGGATGTGCCTCGTGGGTCGCCCCCACTAAAAGAACTAACATCCGCTAGCTATTACTATATTTTTATGTTAGTTGATCTGTCAAAAGAAGAATTAAGGGCATTATCTGAAGTGTCTTTAGAAAATAGCAACTTAGAGTTGTCTGAAGAAGGAACTGAATTCTGGACAAATATATACCTTAAACTTAGAAACATTTCCAAATCATGTACCTGTAAGGAGGACTCCAATGCCAAGTGAACAACACTTTATCAACAAAACTGATGAAATGCTTGAGAAGTTCATAGAAGAATGTGAACGAGAAGCAGCAAAATTAGAAGTCACAGTAGATTATTATCTTGCCGAGTTTGTTTGACAAACTCGGTTTTTTCCTTTAATATATACTTAAAAGAACCCTGATTATGACTGACGAAAAACGTTACAATTTACTGCAATTAGATACTACTGGATGGAACATATTTCACAATGTAGAGGATGTTAATTTAACTAAAGAACAATGTGATATAAGGATTGAATATTATCTAAATCAGGGAATAGCACCTGAAAGATTAAAAGCAAGTCGCTACATTCCATAATAAAATTATCCTAATTACAATCAATGTACGAACCAGAAGTTGATGATTATGTTATTTGGAAACGTCCAAATGGTGATTGGGAGGAAGGATGGGTTTACTTTAAGGGTGATCCAGTAGACAATGAGAAAAGAGTAAAGGATGGATGGAACCCCTTATCACAGTATATAACTATAGAAACTGGTGTTAAACCAAAGAAAGTATGCACATATACAAGTGGTAAACCAATGAGGCATAAGATGATTCATACATTATTGTTATGTAATAGGGAATGTTGGCATGAATTGGAGTATATTAAACATAGAAAAACTAGAGAGATATTACATTACTCTCAATATGATGATGTTAATCAAGATGAAAAGATAGTATCTAATGTTGGAATGTATAAGTCACAAGAGGGAAGATTGCCAGATTATTAGGGGGGGGGGTCGTCTAAAGTGTTGATGTTATACAACTACTTGATTAAAAATGAGACCACCTGAAGTTTTAAAGCAACTTAATGAGTTGCGTGAATTGTGGAGAAAACAAATGTTTACTTACACTCCTGAACAACAAAAACAGAAAGATAATCTATTGAAACTTAGAAGAGAAAGAGTAAAGTATTTCCACGATAATGATTTAGTCAGTAAAGGTAGTAAAAAGGTTGATAAAACAGTACCAAGTAATCCTACTCCATAAATAACTAAAAAGATATTTTGATGAAAACATTTCAGGAATTTATTCTCGAAGCATACGACCCTGAAGTTCAGGGTAGGTCACAGATTCGTACACAGGGTCAAGGTGGAAGAATAGGTGCTGAAAGAAAGAAAACAGAACCAGAGAAGAGAAGGATGAAAGCAGCAGGAGGTAAAACAACTTCCTCTGCAAAGGATTACAAACCTAGAACAGATATAGGAACCCAACGTCCTAAATCTACTAGAGAACAGCAACCAACACAAGCAAGAGGAAGTGCTGCCCTATCAGCAAGGGAAGCACAACGCAAGGCAGCACAAGAAAGAAGAGCAGCAAAATCTGGTACTAAAACTAAAACTGCAACACAGTTGTTGAGTAAAGGTAATAAATCACAAACCGATCCTAATAATCCTAAGTATAAACCCGATCCTAAGTATAAACCACAGAAGGCAAGTGGATTAACACATAGAGAGAGATTAAATAAAGTTAAAAAGGGTGAGAAAGCACTCAGGGACATCAGGTTGAAGAATTTGGGTAAAACAAAAGAGAGTGAATTAAAATACCCAGTTACAGGAAAAGAAGTGACAAGAAGAAATAAAAAGAATTAGGGGGGGTCGCCTAAAGTGTCCTTATAATGAACGTGTAAGCGTCTGTATGGCGTTTAAATACCTTTTATGGTATAATAGTTATTATGGTTATTATTTTATGATTCAACTTCGTGACCATCAACTTTCAATACTTAATACTTTACAAGAGAATCGTAAGGGTCAAGTTATTGTACCTACTGGTGGTGGCAAAACTATGTGCATGATTGAGGATGCAAAGTATCAACTTACAAAAAGTAGTTTACCTAAAACTATTGTAGTTGTTGCACCTCGTATATTATTAGCACAGCAATTATGTGAAGATTTTTTAGAACTAATTGATGATGTAGATGTACTTCATGTTCACTCAGGAGAGACACATCACAATAGTACAACTAAGGCAGATGAAATAACATATTTGGTTAACAATAGCACAGAAAATCTATTGATATTCACAACATATCATTCTCTTCGTAGAGTACAAGAAGCAGAGATTGAGGTGGATACAGTATATTTTGATGAAGCACATAATAGTGTTCAGAAGAACTTTGTTGAGGCAACAGAGTATCATTCAATGTATGCTAATCGTTGCTACTTCTTTACTGCTACACCTAAACATTCTAAGACTCCTTTTAAAATAGGAATGAATGATGAGGACATCTATGGTAAAGTATTAGTTAATGTACCAGCACCTCAGTTAGTAGATGAAGGACATATTCTACCACCTAAAGTTTCTATCAAGAAGATAGATGTCGTGGATGATAGTAGATTCAAGCACGAACACGATTGTGACCACGTAGTATCAACTATAGATGATATTCGTATTGATAAAGTATTAGTTTGTGCTAGATCTACAAAGCAAATTGTTAATCTAGTAGCACAATCTGATTTCTGCCTTGAACTTAATGCTCGTGGATATTCTTGGATGTATATTACTGCCAAGACAGGAGCAGTTATTGATGGTAAAAAAGTTGATCGTGAATCATTCTTTAATACTCTCAATGAGTGGGGTAATGATGATACTAAAAAGTTTGTAGTATTACATCATAGTATCTTATCAGAAGGTATCAATGTTAAAGGACTAGAAGCAGCAGTATTCTTAAGAAATATGGATTACATTGGTATCAGTCAAACTATTGGTAGAGTGATAAGAAAAGGAGGTGAAAATAAAACTTATGGGTTGATTTCTGTACCAGTATATGATAGAGTAGGTATATCTACATCTCGTAAAGTTGAAGCAGTTGTTGATACTATTTTCAATAAAGGTGAACCCGCTATTTCTGTAATTACCAAATGAAGGATACAATATTGTTTGGAGATTGTCTCGAAACACTTAAACAATTCGATGAAAAAGCAAGGTGTTGCATTACATCTCCACCTTATTATGGTTTAAGAGATTATGGAGGGGAGGATTATCAGATAGGACAAGAAGAATCTCCAGAAGAGTATATTCAAAAATTAGTAGAAGTATTCCGAGAGGTAAGA